CGCTTTTGGGTATGGCTGGTGTAGAATCCTCATCAGACAAAAAATATATCCTTTCCGTATCATTTGTGTCTAATGAAAACGGAAGTGGTTCACTCCAGCTACCAACATTTCCAGTAACACCATCTACATTACCTGTGCAGATCCAACAATTTTCAATATCTACAATACGATATTTCCCATGATCTTCATTATGGGAATTGGAAGAATCTTTAGCATAACCAACATAAAAGAAATGAGATCCTGGCTCTGGTACTTCCAGATAATATAATTGAGATACTACACCACTTATCTTTGCTGTATAATTAGAATTTATCGTTAAATTCTCATTGTCAAGTAGTCCTAATAGTGCAAAATCATAATTAGGTTCGGAAGAAACCACTAATTCAACCGCTACCACCTGATTAGGTTTACGAGTAGAAAAAGATATTCTGTTTTTGACTATCTGGCTATCACTGATAACAGGAGAAACATAATACCCATCTTTGTTCAAAAATGTGGAACCATGTACAAATGATATTACTTCTTTATCTGGCGTATCACTCCATCCTATAGGATCGTTGCCTATAGGCACATTAGGTTTATCTACACTGTATCTATAAATAAGCTTGTTCCAATTTCCATTGTTTCCCTTCACTCCTTCCGCTACAATAATCCAATAAGAAGAATTGGTAGGAGCATTACCTTTACTGGGAACTGTATTTACATATCGGTATGTAGATGTTCCATTTGCAGTAGTATAAGTTACCTCATCCCCCCAATAATAGGTATATTGGTTATTATATACTCCTCTGAAACAACCAATAGGGCTTTCATCACCGCTTTCACTTTGTACAATGGATCCTTTCAAACGTAATTTTCTATCACCTTTGGTATTCCAATCTAAATAGCTATCTGAATTTCCCACACGAAAGGCATTATTCACAAAGTCCATGAAATTTAATCCATCGCTTGAAACTATCCTATCTGTTGTTATTCTTCCAGGAAGTATTTCTGTGAATCCGAATAATTCAACAAATGATCGCTCCTCTTCAAATTCGCTATTTAGAATGCCTACAAGAAAATGATAATAACCCTCTACACCTTCCAGCTTGATAGCGTTTTTGCTTAAAACGTATGAGCCTGTAGTGCCATTTTTGTTAGCTTTTACATAAAGATAATACCCTACGGTTTCAGTCAAAGTAGGAGAAACATATTTCTCAATATCCCAAAACTTATACTCACTGGCTTTATGCTCAGAAGAAAGTGTATCAATCCCAATAGTCATGTGTTGTAATATTCCTCCTGGAGCCGAAAGCACTTTCTTTGCGTTGTCATAGGTAACAAGGTATTCTACTTGTGTCGGATTGGTTTTGTTGTTCACGAAACGAAACTGCAAACTTTCATCACCAACAAGCAAACTCATTGTTTGTACTGAGATTGGACTAATGGAACCTGAGAAATGCAAAAGCGCATCATTCAGCATTGAAATCGTTTCTTTTGCATCCCTAAAACGTCTTTTAGTGAATTGGATAGAGCTTTTATACTGGTTATCAGTCTTGATCTCATTACTCTCTATCTTATTTAACTCACTTGAAATAGTAGCTCCAGTAGTCGTGTTAGATAATTCAATAATTGGGCTGTAAGGTCTGTGTATATACTCTTTAATACTGGTGATCCTTATCTTTATTCCTTCTGGTATGAATTGCGGATCTTTAAAGAGTATATAACCGCCCAATTTTATTTTGCCACCAATAGATAGCCAACGCTTTTTGGAATAAATGCTATCCAATTCTCCTTTGAATGTGAATTTTGGATCTTCATTCTCATAAAGATATTTGGCAGCTTCCTTGAACATATCCCAGCTTGCACCTTCTTTCGTTGAGTTATTGCAAATGTAGGCATCCGGCAACTGTATTCCGAATACTGCGTATTTATCCCCCAGGTTAGGCTTATATATGTCATTGGGCATAATCTGACCGTCTATTTCTTGTGGCGTTATCAAGAATTTACGTTCTTTATGAACGTATTTAACTTCAAACTCTTTATTACTTCCAGCGAGCATACCAGACTGAAATATAACAGTCATGTTATTACCTTCTATCACATAATCCTCAAAATTCAGATCATCGGGAATAGAGCTATCTATAAAATCATAGAAATTCTTTTCTTTATCGGAAACAACAACATTAGAAACACTACCTACCCTTTTAGGTGAAATATGAGAACAATCCAAACTATCCTCTTGAATATCCGTAAGGGTTTTATCAGCTCGTTTTATATACAAGCCTTCCGCATCCGAAACGTAAGTACGACCCTCATACTCAAACCTTTGACTTCTTGGCAAAAGCAACTCCTTAGATCCGTATTTGCTAAAGTCTATATTCTGCTCCCCACCTTGAACGTACAATATGGTAACAGGTCTATTTCCGTCCTGGTTGGAGCGTCCTAAACCCGGTACAAAACCTTTATCTTTTCCATATTCAAGAGGTAACGGCTCATCCTTGTTATATTCAACTTTACGCAAATGTACCGTTTTGATAGCCGGATCTATTTCATACTCCGTTTTAAATGTATCGGCAATAGTAGGCAAAGCCTCACTACAAAACGTATGATTGTAGTTAATAGTCTTTTCCTCAGCTTCGATACATTCGCCAACTTTCCAACCGCTATCTCTCATGTTGAGATTATCTACAATCAACTGTAGATGCTCGTGAGGCTTTGCAGTATAATCGAACTTCAAACGCTTAGAAACAATATCCCTGCATTTGTATTTACCTAATATTGCGCCTATATCATACATTACAAGGGTGTACTCAAAATTCCGACTGCTTTTCTTCTTGAAGTCGTTAGGATTCATCAGGTAGTAAGTGATATTCTTGTAGATACAATAAGCTCCTACGGGAATGTTTATGAACTCTTCACTGGCAAAGTACAGATAAAGAGTGCCTACATTCTGTAAAGCCGTATATCGGTAGCTGCTTGTATCTACCAGAATATCAATCTCATTGTTGTTGAAATGTATTTTCATGTTTACTAAGTGAATTGATATATCTTACCATTTCCGCATTTCATCCCTTTTATCGTGGTGCTGAAAGGAAAAGCGTCTTTGGGAATCTGATCCAAAGTTTTCTTTAAAGAAGCTGCGTTTGTGAAAAACTTACCATCCGCACCATTGCTATGTTTAAATTTCACAAGGTATCTTCCTTCACCGTGCGAAGTCTTTACATCTGGAATGAAATCTTCTACAATGATCTCACAATTCAGCACGTCCGAAATAGAAACCTGACTACAGTTGAACATTTTACGTTCATCCTGTACGGTTACACCTAAATCACTAAACTTTTTCATCACAATATAATATTAAGTTCCTTACAATCGTTATCTATCATTTCTTTGATAGCTTTTCTCTTTTGCAAATACTCCTTATAATCATCGGTAGCTGATCTTTCAGTAAGAATACCGAGCTGGGCAGCGTTATAATCATTGACAATCTTGGCTTCTTTATCAGAATCCCACAAATGGGTAATAACTGCCTTTTTCAGCTTATCATTTGTAACCATTCCCCAAACAACAACTTCGTTACAAGTCCATTTTGTAGTTTGTCCGGCTTTCGTTTGTTCATTATCTCCAGCTTCTCCAAAATGGTTTTCTACTTGAACTTCCTGAATATCCCAACGGTATGTGTAAGAACCATTTCCGTTAGCCTCTAACTTAGAAGGCTTAAAATCGTAGTGTATCATATACTTGCTTTTTAATTATTGTTTTTAATAGATGTTTAGAATTACTGTATTTAGCCCAGCCAAACCAACTGCAAATAACTTGCTTATATTCCATATCGGAAATGTGTTTTTTCTTATTAAGTTTGGCAGCTTTCCTACATAGATTCTTTTTGATTCCCTTCCGAATAAGGGTATGGGTATGATAAAAGACATACCCGACAAAATCAATACCTCTATGGCTATCAATTTTGAATACTTGAAACTTCCATTTCTTTTTTCCAGTTTTAGGATCCACTTTACGAAGTGATAGCTTTAAATTGTCATGCAGATATTCTTCAATCTCTATACGGAGTTTGTGAAGCTGTTTAGAATCATCGCCTAAAATCACAATATCATCTGCATATCTAAAGTAATATCTTACCTTCTTAACCTCTTTTATCCAGTGATCGAAGTAAGCCAGATAAATATTAGCAAAATACTGACTTAGATAGTTTCCTATGGGTACGCCATCGGCACTATCTATAATCACGTCAAGCAACCAAAGCAAATCTTTGTCTTTGATTTTCTTCCGTAATATTGTTTTCAAAATATCATGGTCTATACTTGGATAGAACTTCACTATATCCATTTTCAAACAGTAAGTAGTGTGTTCCGGATCTTCTTTCAAAGCCTTCTTTACTTTAGCTGCTGCTTTATGAATACCACGATCCTTAATGCAAGAATAAGTATCTTCTGTAAATAAGGACACCCATATAGTTTCCATGATATTCATAATGGCATGGTGTAAGATTCTATCAGGATAATAAGGCAAACGGTAAATAAGCCGTTCTTTGGGATCCTTGATTATAAATACCTCATATTTAGAATTTACAAAAGTCTTTTTTTTCAAAGATTCGTGAAGAGCCAGTATGTTTGCTTCCCTATTCTTATCGTGCCGTTTGACACCATAAGAACGTAACTTGCCTTTCCTGGCTTTTTCATCAGCCAGACGCAAGTTATCAAGTGAAATAATTTGATCGTATAAATTACTTAATCTCTTCATATTCTTTGTTTTTCGTACTCAGAGCCTTCGGTTTCCCTACCAGCACCTTTATGAGTTATGTTATCTTCTACCAATAGGTAAGGTCGTTGCTTCGTATGTTGAGTTAATTTTGAAAAATCATAGCTGAGAGCTGACATTCGCATTCGTATTCGAGGGGGTGTTATTCGTATTCGCATAACCGAAGCCTGCATGATCGCCATTATTCGTATTACCGCTGAAAAGG